ATCAGTTCGTCAATCTTGCGATTGATGACGGCCATCGTGGTCATCTGCATGATGCCGCGCTGGTTGCCTTGCGACGCAAAGACGTTGAAGCCCGTCTTGCGCACGAGGTCATGCCATTCTTGCAGGGTGATGGTGTTCTGCGTGTTCGAGTCGGAACGGGCCGGGATGCGACCGTTGACGCCACGAGTCACCGCAGTTGCGGAACCGGAACCAGCGACGAGGAAAATTGCTTGCTGGCCCTTGATGACCGCTTCGGTCGTGACGGTTTCGCGCAACAGTGTTGCATGTTGCTCGAATGCCGCAATGAACTCTTGGCGGTATTGGATCTGGAAGGCGGTATCAGCCATGATGGTTGACTCCTATTGAAAGTTGAACATCGCTTTCGCTTGGGGTGTCCATCCTGGCTTTGCAGAGGTGTCCTCACGGAGTCTGCGCCCGCCTTCAGGGGCCGCGCTTACAGCATTCTTTTACAACCTGTCTCGGTTCCTTTCGGGGTGTCCGAATTTAGCACGCTGCGAGGCTACCATAGATAGCCCCGCCCCGTCAAGCAGCCTGTTTTGTGTGCTGCTGACGATACTCCAGCAGGCGCCGGTATTCCTCCTGCACCTTCTCGTCCTTCTCGTAGCCCTTGCGATCTTTGCGCATGTACTCATCGATCTGCTTGATGCGCGTTTCCACATCGGCCACGGCACCCGAACCACCTTGCGGCACAATCACACCGGTCGGATTCTTCGCCAGCGCCTCGGCCACCAGCCACTTGAGCACTTCAGGGTCGCTGCCAATCGGGTTACCGTCAGCCAGCCGACCAGATAGCAGCCGATCCGCGATACCTTCGGGGATGTGGTTCTTCAGCAGGTTGATGTTGCGCCGATACTCGTCGCCCCACTCGGCGCGCAGGGCATCCTCGGTCGTGACCTTCAGTTGCGCGTCCTGCTCCAGCCGTTGTGCGCGCATGTCCTCGATGATCTTTTCGGATGCCAGCACCATCGCCTTTGCCTGGGCCGGCGTCTGATTCGTTTCGTGCGCCGCCGCGAGCAACTTGTCGACGATCGGCTTGTTGGTTTCCGCGAACTTCACATCCTTCAGATCGTAGCCGTCCGGCTTGTCGGGGATGCCGTGATCCTTGCGCCATGCCGCGACCTGCTCGGCCGTCGCATCCTTGGGCAGTCCGGCCTTAACCTCGCCGGAACTGATCTTGTTCTGTGCGGCAATCAGGGCATCGGCGATAGCCTTGGGCGACTGATACCGTCCGAGCCGTTTGGCGACATCCTCGTTGCCGCCGGCCAGTTTCGTGCGCCAGTCTTCCGGCCAATCCGGCTTGACCTCGGTCTTGGTCGTTGTCGTGTCGGCGCCCTTGTCGGTCGTCGTCGCGGCATCGGTCGCAACGGTGGTCGTCGCCTTGTCGCTGCCGGTGACGGTCGCGCTGGCATCTGCCGTGTCGGTCGTCGTTGTGGTGTCGGCGGTATCGGTCATGATTCATCTCTCCTCATTTTTGACACGTTCAGTTTCAGCATCTTCACGATCTGCTGCCCTACAAAAGCCCGTCCCAGTGCGAATGCAGTGTCTCGCTCGCTGGGGTAGTAGTGGAACTCATAGGTGATTGCCGCTGCCTCGATGAGCCACTTAAGAGCACGCCTTTGCTGGTGCTCGTCGGCGACACCATCGGCGATGGCCTGCATCGCAGCAGCATCGGCAACGTCATAGGCGGCAGGGGAGTGGGGCGCATCGGCAAGTGTCAGCTTCTTGGTCATGCGGCGGCAGGCGCGGCCTCAGCCTGACTCTTTTGCGCGCTGGCGAGATTGTTCGTGACCGTGCTGGCCTGCTCCATCGAGGCAAGCATCTGCTGCGCAGCCTGTGTCTGCTGCTCCTGCTTCTCCATCGCATCCACGTCGGCCTCGCTATGCATCCACGTTGCCGGCGTCTGGATGCCTTCCAGCGCGTCACGCAGCGCGGACTTGACATCGATGATGAAGCGCGACGACGGATCCAGCGCAATCGCCTCGGCCAGCATACCCTTGACCTCGAGCAACTTCTGCCCCTTCTGCTGGTCGATGGCGTCATGCAGCGGCGACTCGAACTGGAAGTCGATGCTGGCGCCGCGCAGGGTTTTCGGCCAGGTGCGAGGGTCGCCGAATGCGCCATTACGCCACAACAGTTCGAATGTCTGGTCGCACAGTTCGGCGTTGTACTCCATCTCCATCGGTTCAAAGATCGGCAGCGCGTCCCGGATGTATTCCTGCACCCGCTGCCCGACCTCATAGGCGGTCATCTCCGGCCCGCGCTGTGGCATGGTCAGCACGTCGAGGAAGAATGCCTTGTTGATCAGCAGCCGGCAGTCGCGCGACATCTCGACGCCATAGTTGAAACCGCGGAAGTCCTGCGTCAGCGGGCGCAATGCCTCACCCAGCCGCTCGTCGTACTCGTTGTCCACCCAAGTGATGCCGCCCGCATAAAGTGCGACGTCGGATCGTACGGCGTCCTGAGTGGCAATAACTGGGGGTGACGTCGCCTTCTCGCCAGCCTCGAGCAGCGTGAACGACATGGCCTGAATCAGCCGCGCATCCGGCAAGCCAGCAACCACGGCTGGCGAGAATGCGTACTGCGAGCCATACAGTTGGCTGGATACGGTCTGCCACCGCGGGATCACATAGAACGGCGTCCACGATTCCAGCTCTTCCATGACGTAATGATTGGTCGGGTCATACCAGACGCACATCCAAGGCTTGTCGGTCTTTTTGCCGTACATTTCAGACGGCACGACCATATGCCGAATCTCGAACTCGGCGAACGGGTCTTTGTCGTTCATCTGCCGCACGTTCGGATGCACATCCTTGAACGTGTTGCAGATCACCTGCACCGTCGGTTTCCACTTGCGGAACCGTGCGCCGATGCTGCCGGTCTCATCCTCCTGCCAGCACATGTCGCGCAGATGCCAGCACCGGTACAGCAGATGCGAACCTACACGCGAATTGTGATTGACCTCGACGCTGATGGCGCACTGCCCGAAAGCGGCGAAATCGTGATCGCCCTCCTTCGTCGCGCGCGTGAACTTGGCGACCGGATCGTACATCGCCTTGCGCTGCGTTTCCTCGAAATACTCAAGGTACTTGCGCGTGTCGTTGTCCACCTTTTCCTCGAAGCGAATGGTCTGGTGAAACCACGGCTTGGCAGTCGGGCGCAGCATGGTCGAGAACTGATTGCCCAAGTCACGCCGGCACAGCACCGGATAGCTCGTCATCAGGTTGGCAGCGAAGTCCGTACCCATCGCGCGCGTGATCGTGAAGTCCGCGCGCTCGGGGTAGAAGTTTTCGGCGACCTCCTGCCACAGGGAATTCAGCGACAGCTTCTTGCTGAACAGGTTGTCGGCGACGGCGCACAGTTCTTTGGCGTTCATGTCAGCCGCCCAGGGTATCGGTCAGGATCGTGCCTGCCCGATTGTTGCCGGTCAGCAGCGCACTGTTCTGCGCGGCGACGATGGTCTGCTTGCGTTTGGCCTGTGCCGCTTTGTCGTCAGCGATCGGCATGACGGGAACGGGTGTCGGCTTGGGCGCGTTTTCCTGCGCCTTGAGCGCGTCGGAAGCGGCGTGCTGCGCGCGTCGATTGGCATCGGCACTGTTCGCCGCTGTGTACACGGCAGCGCCCGCCATTATTGCTTGAATCGCCATAATCAGACCTTTAGCCTTTTCCCGTAAATCACGTCCACCACCTCATAGCCGAGATATTCCAGCAATCGACCAAGCTGCGGGTGTCCGTTCTTGACGTGTTGATAATCGACCTCTACGCCCTCCTCTACGAGTTGCGCCATAACGTACTTCAGAAACTGCAAGCCTACCCTGCCATGCCGATACTCCGGCAGCAGGAACAGCACATCCTGTTGCGAGCTTCGCGTGGTGACATAGTGCAAACTGAAGTCGATCACGAAGATGCCGTACCCGATCAATTCTCCCTCATTGCGGATGGTGTAGCAGCGCAACTTGCCCATGTCCTCCAGCAATTCATACTTGGCCTTGTCCGGCGCCAGCGGAATCTCTTTGAAGTAGGCAATCTCTTCCCAATGCTTCGTGTAGATCGGCTCGATCTCAGTCCACAAATCGTGCGCCCGTTCGCGTTGGAAGTTCATCGTCTTGCGCTCAGTGGTGATCGTTTGCCCAGCACGGCGACCGGCATCCGGCGCATCGGGGCGCGTGACTCGCGCTCATCGATCCAGTCCATCGCGTGCGTGATTTCCTTCGGGCCTTCATGCCACGCCATCACGACCGCATCGCCGTAGTCGGTTGAGCGCCCCAGACGTTGGCACACGTCCTCTTTCGGTTCCGCCTTGATTCCGTTCGGCGTGACTTCGAATGTCGGCGCGGTCAGGTCTGACAGCAGCCGCGCATTCGGCGGCAACGCAATCGGCGAACCGCCTGGTTGACCTGGGTCGAGTGCTTCGCGGAATTGCCAGTAGGCGGCGGTGCGCTTGTTGGTAAAGTGTAACTTCCCATCAGCAGAACGGCGAGTGGATTTCTCCGCGCCTTTATAGGCGTAGGTTTCAATCTGGTTCCCCTTCAAGTGTTCGTACATCGGGCCACCATAGCCGCCGCCCATGTCGACAATGACGAGTGCATGGTCACGCCGGTAGCCGACGATCAGGCCACCGCAGTAGGCGCCGGCGCGATCCATCGGGATCTGCTTGCCAGGCACTTCGATCAGTTCGTCATACCAGCCATCGTAACGGGGCGCGATAACCATTGGATCGTCGCCACCACCGGACGCATCGACGGCAATCGCGCACATCGGCACATCCTCCGGCGGCGTCTTTGTCCACCGTTGCTGCGCCATCTGCACCCACGCGGTCGGGATGATCTGGTTCGGCGCATCCTTGAACGTGGTCTTGAAGCCGCCCATCAGGATCGAGCGATACGGTTCCGGCATGCC